GAGCGCATAAATTCAACAAATACACGTCATTCATCAAACAGAGGTGTGACGACATCGGTATCCAATACGAGGCGTTTCTGAATACCAGCCGCCGCCGGAAGGGGAGTATGGATCTATCTTACAAACGCCACCGAATTCGTTGGGAGGCGAAGAAACAGTTTCCGGAGCTTACGCTGCCTCAATTAGCTAAGATTTGCGGAGGATTAGATCATACATCGCTCATAAATTCGATCAAAAAAATGAACAAGCTTACGGGGGAAGAAAATGCCAATCTCTAATCCGCAGACGGACAAGGTTGATATCAAAAAGGCTTCCCGAATGTGGAGAAATGGGCATAGCGCCTCCGAAATTGGCGCATTGTTCGATGTCTCCAGGAATGTTATCATTGGTCTAGCATCAAGGAACCGTGACCTATTCCCGGCAAAGGCAAAGACAAGGGAAGAAAACGAAGCGGATAACGCCAGAAACGCAGAAGCTATCGATCTGGAGTTGATGGCTGAAATGTGGGAGGCGGGAAAGACTGTAAATGAAATAGCCCTTTCATTTAACGTTCATATGAGGGCCGTAAAGAAGGTCATCAGGCAGAACAGAGCGATGTTCAAAAAGCGCGTTCGTAGTGGTATATGGCATAAAAATGCTCCCGAAAACAGATTCGGGACTGAGCCGCCACGTCCGCCAAAAATACTTTCAAACGCCTATGATGAGGCTCGATTGCCATTCTCAAAGACACTGATGGATCTGAAAGCATTCGAGTGCAAGGCTCCACTGAATGATGGATCTCCATACCTGTTCTGCGCAGAAAAGGCAGTGGGGAGTTACTGCCAGCACCACACCCACAGATTTTTCAGAGCTGCAGCTTGAAACAAACAAAAGGGTACTGTAATTATTAACCATTCGACGTTGAGCGCTTGAAGCTTCCTCCCCCTTGGCTGAGTTCCGTTGAATCTTAAGGCCCTGGCTGTTCCCCGGCTGGGGCCTTTTCTTTTTTCATTAATGGTAGTTTTATGGTTGACATTCCGACTACGGTAGTGCATATTCTAATCATCAAAACGCAGACATTAAGGGGAAACGAAAATGGACGCTCTTATCGCAAAAGCAGCCAGCGCAGCCACGGAACAGCTTATGGAAATGGCAATCCTTCTGAACGACGTAACAGCTAAGGAAGGTGTGATGTCTCGAATGGCAGTCATGGTTGCTTTGGAAAAGCGCCTTGGTTCTGAAGCATTTGAACTCTTTTGCAACGAAATGGAGGCGTAATTGGAAATCAGCCATACTGAATGCAGGCGCAATGAAAGATTTTGTGAACACTGCAACAAAGCAAAGCCTCTTTCGGCTGTACCGTCCATGACTATGTATTATTGGGATGGAGAAGGCGAAAACCCAAATCGAGACCAGTTCTTGTGCAGGGATTGCGAGGATGAGCACAGGGAATATTGGAATGAAAGATGGGCTGAATACAGGTCATCTCAGGGGTTTTAAATAGATGGCAATTCAGTTCAAAGAAATTGACGACATAGCTCAACGGACAGAGCAGAGACTTTCTAAGTCTCATGTTGATGGCTCAAGTCCATCTGTCGTCTCCACTCCAAAGCCCAAGCGAGGCCGCCCACCAAACGGCTTCGACAAACTGGCTTACAACCGTCAATTCATGGCAGACAAACGCGCCGCCACCAAACTAGGAATATCCGTAAAGGAATTCAGAGCTGCCAGGAATACCCCTTCCCAAGCCAAATAAATTGTTTTATGATATCTCCAAACCAAGGAGATACAATGGCTATCAAGATCAAGACAGACACCGCGCCTGATGAGCGCAAGAAATCGACGGCAGCACGGAAAGCAGACGTGCAGGTGACTGAGGTGAGGGAGCGTTCCGGTAAACCGGATGAGTCCGATAAGGCTGCTATTGCAGCGCCGACAAAACTCTCAGAGGGAAGTAGCGCCCCTCCCGTCGATACCCCTTCACGCACATTCCGAACACGAGCGCCGAATAACACGTTCGACCGCAAGGCGTACATGGCTGAATACATGCGACAGTACAACGCAAAGAAAAAGGGGAAAAAGATTCCGTATGCAGGCTCAGAATGATGTTGACTGACATATAAAACTGTTTTAAGTTCAAATCATCGAAACGCAGACACCAAGGGGAATGAAAATGAGCTACACTGGTTACAACATGGAATACCGCGCTGCATTCATCGCAGAGGTAAAGAAAGAACTTCTTCCTAACGGCCAGATTTCTAGCGCCACGTTCGACAAGTTCGAAGCCATTGCAAAGGCTGACCGTCACGCCCGTAAGATCGAATCCAACGAATATGGCATCATTTGGGGTTATCTGTCTCAGACGATGCAGGGCGTTGGCATGAATGGGAACCGTGGCCTCAACCAGCCATATCGCGGTAGGTTCTGAAAAGTGAGGGCTTCGTCCCTTTTTATCATCGAAACGCAAGGGGATACGGAAATGAAAAAGGCAATCTTCGCAAACCTTCAGGAAGCCATCGACGTACTGGGCCGCACGAACCGCACCTGGACTCAGATCAAGGTCGAGGGAGGCTATCAGGCCCGCATGCTCTTCCCTACTGGCTGGCGCTATGTCGAAGAGATCGACGTTTTTCACATTCTCGCCAACAACATGTACAGGGTTGCAGCATGAGCGATTACAATAACAATCTTGTAACCATGATTGCTTTCCAGCTTGCATTGCAAAGGGTGCGAGAGAATGCGGTTCATAAAGGGTTTTCCGATATTGAAAAAGATATCGAGCAGCAAATCAATGATGTTAGGCCAGCAGCCATTGATATTTTGGATTCTATGCGCCGTCTTGGGTATCTGACAGGAAAAGTACTGCAATGAGTTACACAGATCGTATTGGCGATAAGAATAGAAAGACTGTGTGGTGGCATGAGGGGTGGGAAGCGTTTGATGAATTCCAGCGCGATGACAACCCGTATAGTGAGAAAAGCGATAAAACAAAACACGAAGACTGGTTAGATGGGTACAACGAAGCCATTTATGAAAAATATAGGATGTGATGAAATGACCTTCAAAGCAAACTATCACTATATCGAGGCGGAAGGTAAATACTTCTTCGGCTGGTGGGATCTGGAAACAATGGAAAAGCCGTGCTTCAGTTCTGACGAGGAGTGCGTAATGATGTATTCTCTTCCATACCATACTTCCGAAGCCCAAGAAGATTACGCAAGACTACAGGAACTAGGATACGACGCAGAGATCTGCAGTGCGTATGTGGGGAGATGAAGATGGAAGATAATGAAAAGGCCCCCCCGCCACAAACACAAATGGTTTGGAGCGATGGCCTAGATGAGCGCGCATTCGACGCTGCTCGCGTAGCGTATCATCGGACTGCCGTTGGCGACTATGGAACACTTCGAGCTGCCATATCAGCTTATCTGTCCACCGTGCAGAAATCTAAACAGCGTGCTCTTAAACTCGCCGAAGGTCGCCTATCTTTGTTGCTTGAGGCCTACCCGGAAGAGAGCAACACGATAGATCACCCATCTGCCACAAGGTTTGTCCTTGAGCAGGTCCGCGCCGCTCTCTCCGCACCGGAGGCAGAAGGTTCGACAAACACCTAACATTCAGATAAAATAAAACAAACAGGAGATGCACGGATATGGGTTTGATTGAGCTTCTTGTGGTGCTGGTTTTGATCGTAGCCTTGTTCGGCGCGTATCCTGGATGGGGCTGGAATAACGGCAACTATGGCCCGCTGGGACTGGTTGTGTTTCTGATCCTCGTTATCGTCCTTTTGAGGGTTGTTCACATTGTCTGACATTCCAGACTTCAAATGCGTAGAGACAACGCTTCGAGGCAATAGGGAGATCTACTGGGGACCCTTGCCTGCCGCGTTCGAAGGCGAGCGTGACCTAAAGAACCGCAGCGTAGTGATCAACGGAGAAATCCGCGTCATTCGAGACGTAGAATTCTTCCATAAGGTAAAGCCAGTAGCCGGTGACTATGTTGGCATCAGTTTATATCACAAGGGGGAAGCGAAGTGACTTACGAGAAATCCCGATTAAGGCTATCAAGAGGCATAATTTCAATGACTGACGAAGAGCGCTCTTTGAAGCTGAAAGAAGAGGCTTTGCGTCTTGAGCGCATCAGGATTTCAAAAATGTTTCCTAAAACATTGGCTTTTCTTCATGAAAGCGAGAAACATGATAGAGTTGGCCAAAGAAAACTGGATGAAAAGCGGTATGAAATGTGGAAACTTTCCGTTCGAGAGCCGGAGGAAAATACAGAATTTTTGAAGCTTATTGAAAGATGGAAGACTGTGGGCGGCGCGTAAAACCAGTAGCTCATGAATACGTAGGATTGAGCTTGTATCATAAAGGGGAAAGCCGTTGAATGAAGACAAAGAGGCTCAAAACGCCATAGAAGGCCGTACACGCTTCATCCGCCCATCAGTTAAGCGCAGCAAAGGGGAATAGATATGGCAATAAATGAGTTGATAAACAGGTTTTCTGGTAATCCGAAAAAGGAAAAACGCGCTCCAGAGAAGGAGTTTAGTGAACAAGCAGACGACCTTGAGGCTTTGATAGATAAGGCCGGAAGATCAAAAGTGTTTGCTCGCGCTAGGCAGTTAGGATGGCTGGATGGAAATATGCCGCCCATCTGGGTTTGGCGGGGGATTTGCTACGAAGTCATGAAGGAAGGGGAATAACATGGAAATACCAGAGACAGTATGGGCTGAGGCTAAGGCTTTTGTCATTGATGATGTCGGGGAATATGGGGAAATCACTGCGTTTGCTGTCGCCCGTGCAATAATGGCTGAAAGAGATCGGTGTGCTGAGTTGGTAGAGTCTTACGGCACCGAAAAGCATAAATTTTTTGATGATGAGCTGGAGGAGTATGTTCTTAGGAAATCTCCCGATGCCTTTGAAATCTCCCAAGCCATCAGAAACCCATTGCATAAACAGACATAACCATGTAAATTGTTTTATGTGGAATACAGAGTTTGGGGTCGGTTAGGCGAAAGTCCAGGTGGCGTGTTATTGTTGAAAGATACAAATTCTGCCGTTGGTTCAATTCCAACAACCGGCTCCAAAGCCAATCTAAAGGGGAACTAAAATGGAAAAGTCCATAAAACATTTACTGGGTTCTGCAAAAATCCCTGATGCAGCGCCATTCAAGACGGTAGAAAACAAGTCTGAAGTCCATATGCTTTATGTTGAGCAGGATGGAAAATGGTATGCTGCGCCTCCAGGTAAAAAGGTTGAACTAAAATGAATGCAGACGAATATAACAAGCAGACTGATTATAAAGACGTAAGGCACTTAGTATTGGGCTGCATGACGAACGAGGAACGTCTTGTAGAGAGGATTGGAGAATTTTTCGATTTGCGGCCTTCCGACGCGCGTCAAGCTTTTGATGCTCTTAGGGAATACGTAAGGGAAATGAGCCAGTGAAAACTCTCCTAACCATCCTCCTAATAACAGCTTCAACACCAGTATATGCAGATGGAATAAAGGATGCTGCTATCCTGGCAATCGATAAAACACTTTGCGGCTTCAACGTCCCTCAGACGCTCATTGACTCCAGCATTGTCCAGGGAATGAGGGAATACCGCATTAACTACGATCAGGCCATTCTAGCGGCAGGGTACGTAGGGCAGGATCTCGAAAACCGCATCATTGCCAAAAACGTGCCGACGCAGTATTGTGAAGCACGGAGACAGACGTGGATTAACATGCTTCAATGAGCCAGGGACTTTCAAAAATACTGCTGAGAGTATTCCAATGCCCTATCTCGTACGCCTAAGTAAGCTTCCGGCCTTGGCTCGACCTTCACGCCCGGAGAAGACAGGGAACTCAGTCAAACAGTTTATGGGGAATTAGTTTATGGAAGACGCTGTAAAAAAGTTTAGAGAGTGGGAACGGGAATCTGCTAGAGGGTACGCAGGGTTCGCACACAACGTTTCATTCAAAGGCATCGAGTACCTGATTGATAAGAAGCATCTTGAGGAAGCTTATGAGATTGGGGCAAAACCAGCGTCTTTTAGTATTTTTCCTTGGGGAACAAATGATTGAAGCTTTGCTGATATTTATCTGGTATTCAATTGGTTTATTCGGTGCTGCTTATTATCTAGTCTGGGATATGAGAAACGCCGGATTTATAGCTTTGTTTGTATCGCTTGGACCAGTTTCGTTAATTTTGGCGTTTGCCAGCTCAAAGGGGATTATTTGATGCCTAGTCGGCTCATTGATTGGTTCGCAGGAATGTGCATCTCAGAATGCATGAGGCAATTAGCAGAGTGTTCTGAAGAAGAATATTTCAGCATCGCTGCGTCTGTTGGGTTTACAGGCTCTATGCCTTTGGCTGAGGTCGCCGCAGCCATGGCTTACAAGCAGGCAGCAGAGTTGGTTAAAAAGAGTGTGACAGGTAAGTAACATGCCAGCAGGACGCCCAACAGATTACACAAAGACAATGGGTGATGAGATCCTGAAGCTTATGGCTCAGGGTCTTTCGCTTGCTGCAGCGGCTGCTGAAATTGGTATTCATCGTCAACGTGTTTATGAATGGGTAGACAGGCATCCTGATTTTGCGGACACTGTAAAGCTGGCGCAGTCAAAGAGACAGCTATTCCTTGAGCGTAGGCTTCTGGATACTAGCTTGGCAGGCCCTCAGATTACCTCAACCATCTTTGCACTCAAGAACACCAATCACGAAGACTGGCGCGATAAGCGCGAGGTAGAGCATTCCGGAAATATGGAAGTCACCTCTAAAGAACAGAGAGACGCAGCCGTTGCAGCCGCTACCCGCGCCGACCGCTGAAGACTTTGCATTCAGCCGTCTCATCTCCTACGCAGCCTACCAATGGCCTGGATACAAAGACGCCTATCATCACAGGCTCATAGCTCGTCACCTAGAGGCAGTAGAGCGAGGCGATATCAAGCGCCTTATGATCACGATGCCTCCGCGCCACGGAAAGTCCATGCTGGCGTCTGAGTTCTTCCCCGCATGGTATATTGGCCGCAATCCAGATCACTACGTCGTCACAGCCACATACGCTCAGGAGCTAGCCGATGACTTCGGACGCAAGGTCAAGAACCAGATTGAGGACGATGCTTACCAAGCCATTTTCCCCGGCGTTTCTCTTGCTGATGACTCTAAATCTGCAAAGCGCTTTCATATTGACGGCTCTCTCGGTGGTTATGAACACTCTACCGGGCAAAGAGGCGCTTTTTATGCTGTTGGCGTTGGTGGGCCTCTTACAGGTCGCGGCGCTCATCTTCTGCTCATTGATGATCCAGTCAAAAACAGAGAAGACGCAGAATCAGAAGTAATCCGCAAGAAGACGAAAGACTGGTACACCTCTACAGCTTATACACGCCTCATGCCTGGGGGCAGAATTGTCATCATTCAGACTCGTTGGCATGAGGATGATCTGGCCGGTTGGCTTCAGACTGAGCATGGGCATGAAGGATGGGTTGTTCTCAATCTTCCGGCCATCAATGAGGCTGGTGAGGCGTTATGGCCTGAGCAGTACGACATTGGCGCTCTAGAGCAAATCAAACGCGCACTGCCTCCCCGTGATTGGTCGGCACTATACCAACAGGCCCCAAGCCCTGAGACAGGCGACTATTTCAAGCGAGAATGGATTCACCTCGTAGACAAAATGCCACCCAAGGAAACGCTATCGGTCTATGGCGCTTCTGACTATGCAGTAACCGCAGATGGAGGCGACTACACGGTTCACGTTGTAGTAGGCGTTGATCATGAGGGGCGCATGTGGCTGCTGGATATGTGGCGTCAACAGGCAAGTTCAGACGTATGGGTAGAGGCATTCTGCAACCTAGTCCGCAAGTGGAAACCGATTGGATGGGCTGAGGAAACAGGGCAGATCAAGTCAGGTGTAGGACCGTTCCTTGTCAAACGTATGCTTGAAAGCCAGTCCTACGTCGCTCGTGAGCAGTTCCCCACTCGTGGTGGAGACAAGGCAATCCGTGCGCAGTCTATCCGTGGACGCATGGCGCTGCAGGGTCTGTATATCCATCGTGATCAGCCGTGGCTATCGGATCTCATAAGCGAGATGATGAGCTTTCCCGTTGGCGTGCATGATGACCAGTGCGTGACTGGCGAGACCCTTGTATCTACGCCTTATGGACTAAAGCGAATGGACTGCCTTAAGGTTGGTGATGGTGTTATGACACCTGAAGGAGAGCGCACAATTCTAGCTCATGAGAAAACCAGCGTATCCGCAGATCTGGTTCGCATATCAATGAGTAATGGCGGTTACTTGGATTGCACTCCCAATCATCCTGTTCATGTTAAAAACAAAGGCTTTGTTCGCGCCGATGCATTGGGTATAATGGACGAATTAACGTTCATTGGAGAACCTGTATGCAAAGAGGAAGTTCAAAGGCCGATTTGGTGGAATATCTCGGCAATCGATATCTACGCTATCCAGAAGGAAAGAGCCGAACGCATCAGCGATATTATTATGGCACAGAACCAAGGCGCGGGTTCCTCCATCGCCACAAGTGGGAAGATGCCAATGGGCCAATCCCCGACGGATATCACATCCACCATATCGACGGCGACACCACAAACAACGAGCTATCCAACCTTGAGTGCTTATCAGCCAAGGATCATCGCCAGCGCCATCCAATGGACGAAGAGCAATACAGCAGACAAATGGAGCATCTTGAACGCATTCGCGACAAGGCTTCAGAGTGGCACAAATCTCCTGAGGGGCTGGCTTGGCACAAGCAGCATGGCAAGAAGTCTTGGGAGGGCCGTGAGCCATTCAAAACGATTTGCGTTGAGTGCTTGTGGACGTATCAAGCCTACTTCGAGCGATCAAAGTTCTGCTGCCGTGCATGTGCTCAGCGTAACAGAGCTAAGCGAAAGAAAGCCGGTCTATAATATCACGGTTGCGGGTGAGCATGTCTATTACGCTAATGGTATCCTCACCCATAACTGTGACGCTCTTGGCCTCTGCGGGCAGTTGATGGATAGAATGTTCATGGGCAACAAGCCAAAGCAGCCGCAACGTAAGCTGGAGATTGGGGCTATTTATGCTCCTGCATTGCCAAGGGTGCGGCGCTAAGGTATAAAGCGAATGGGAGTAGACGAGACTGGCCGCGTCATTAAACAAAGGGTACGGATTGCCTTTGGCATAGTCGTTTGGTGGTGAGCTGCCGGAAACCACCCTCCCATTATATAAAACTATTTACAATGGTGTAAAATAGTTTATTGTAAAATTGTTTATGAAAGGGGAGCCGGAATGGCCTACGGCAACTATGACATCAAAACTGAACATATGATTAAGCTGGTTGAATCCGAGCTTGATGATAAGATCAAGAGAGCGGATGCAATTGATAAGAAGGTTAAGGAAATCCAAGACCTCAGTGATTTGATTGTGGCGGCTTTGGTTGATTCAGGGCATCAGCAGCTTGCAACTTATATCGTGAACAGGATCGCTATTTTGAATAAATAGGAACATTCATGCTATAAACCCGTTCTAACGTCATCCACAGGAGGATATGACATGTCGCGACACAAGAATGCAGATCCGGCCATTGAGGCAGCAGCCAAGCAGCGTGAAGAGGAAATGACGCCGACTCCGGTTGTCCATGAATCCTTCGACGCCATGCAGGAACGCACTGAGGCTGACCGTAAGGGCACGAATGAAGACCCTTCGATTGCCAACGATCCGACCCGCGCCCGTTTTGAGGCTATGGAAAAGGCTAAGGATGAGCAGAACAAGCTCTATCTGAAGCAGCATGACGGCAAAGCTAAGGTATAACCTTGGTTTGACGTTTAAGCAGTTTTGCGCTAATTATAGGCCCGTTCATGAACAGAGCGGGCCTTATGTCATCTGAAGACGATACCGAACTTGAACCGGCAGATTCCCTGAAAGAACCAGACGACGCAAAATCGTCCGCTATTGTATTGAAGCAATTGCGTGAATGGGAAAAGGCTGAACGCGAATGGCAAGACATTTGCGACCAGATCGATGAAGTCTATTCCCGCACGGATCGTAATTACACGGCTCTAGAGCGAACTTCTCCTGGCGTATGGGCTGATGCAGAGCTAGACCTGTTCTGGGCGTCTTATGAGATCCTGAAGCCAGCCGTTTATGCGCGTCCTCCCAAGCCTGTTGTATCTCCCCAATTTAAAGACCGCCGTCCTGTTAAGAACAAGACTGCTGAACTTCTAGAGCGCACGTCTATTTCTGCCTTTGACAGGTCGGATATCAACAACGTCATGTGCGAGATCAGAGATGACCTGATCTTCACTAATCGCGGCGTCATGTGGCTTACGTATGAGACTGAAGGCGGGCAGAAGGTTTGCTTTGAGCAGATCGACCGAAAGGACTTCCGTCACCAGCCCGCCCGCAAATGGTCTGAGGTAGGCGCAGTAGCCCGCCGCGCATGGATGACGAAGCGTGACATGAAGAAGCGCTTTGCCTCACATTCGGGAGATGCGTACAAGGACGCCAAATTCACGGTAAAGCGTGACGAGGAAGAAAACGGCTCCGTAGATCACAGCCGCAAGGCCAGTGTATGGGAAGTCTGGCACAAGGTAGACAACAAGGTCTATTGGGTTTCTGAGGGTGTGGAAGTTCTGCTTGACGTGAGCGAGCCTGAGCTGAAGCTGCGCGACTTCTTCCCTTGCCCCAAGCCTGCATTCGGAACACTTCAGCGCCGGTCTCTCATTCCCGTTCCTGACTATGAGCGGTACGCGGTTCATTTCGGCAAGATCAACACTCTCACAAGCCGAATCTATCTCCTCCTCGACAAAGTGAAGATGAAGGGTCTTATCCCTTCTGGCGGTGACGTAGCAGATGCTATCGAGGAGCTTATCCGCTCTGATGATGATGAGATCTTGATCCCTGTTCCGAGCGCGTCTCTTACAGGCGATATGGCTAACTTTGTGCAGTGGATGCCCATTGCTGATGTTGCCACGACGATTCAGGGCCTCATTACGGCGCGCTCGCAGCTTATCGATGACTTTTACCAGCTTTCCGGCATCTCAGACATCATGCGTGGGGCAACTGAGGCTGAAGAGACACTAGGCGCTCAGCAACTCAAGACCCAATACGGTTCCGTTCGTGTAGAGCAGAAGGTACGCGAACTGCAGCGTATCGCTTGTGACGCGGTAAAGATTGCTTCGGAGATCATTGCGGAGAAGTTCTCTCAAGAGACGCTTCTTGAAATGTCGCAGATGGAGATACCCACCAAGGCGGATATTACCAAGCAGATCGAAGGTATCGAAAAGGCTGCAAAGCAGGAACTGAAGGCGCTTGAGGACAAGGCTCGCGAGATGGCTTCCCAAATGGGCGGTCAGGTCGATCCTCAGCAGGCTCAGCAAGCGCAACAGGAATTCCAGCAGGCTCAACAGCAGATCCTCGCCAAGTATGCGCCTATGCTCAATGAAGCAAAGGCCGAAGTACCGATTGAAGATATCATGAAGCTCCTGCGCGATGATAAGGCGCGGGGCTTTGCGTTCGAGATCGAAGACGAATCCACCATCATTGCCGACGAACAGGCGGAAAAGCAGAGCCGTAACGAATTTATGGCTGCATTCTCCACTGCGGCACAGGCATTGGCTCCTCTCGTCCAGAGCGGGCCAGATGGCGCTAAACTTGCTGGCGCGCTTCTCAAGTTCCAGCTTGCTCCATACCGTGTAGGCCGGGAACTGGAATCCATGATTGATGATTGGATTGACAGCGTAGCCAATACACCTCCTCCGAGCCAGGATGACGGCAGCGCAGAACTTGCCGCCGCTCAAAACAAGCTTGCTGAGGCAGAACAGGTCAAGGCTCAGGCCGCGATGGCTAACGTTCAGGCGAAAGCAGCACTCGATAAGGCTGAGAATCAGCGAAAATTCCTGGAGCTTCAGCAGAAGGGCAATGAACAGGCACAGAAGGCGCAGCAGGAGAATGACAAGCTTCGCCTGCAATTGGCCGACGTTCAGTCTAAAGCCGAGAAGACCTTGGCTGAAATCGATTATCTACGCGCTCAGACGGCAAAAATCCTCTCCTCTATCGGTCTCGACGTTCGCAAGCAGGATCTTGACGAGTATAAAGCGGCAAATGAACAGCAGCAGAGGCAAGTGGACACGGCGATGGCTTTACAATCTGAAGACCGCGCTCAGCGTGGCGAGGATAGAGCAGATCGCCAACAGGACTTCAGTGAACAGCAAGGAACACGCCAGCAGAACTTTGCTGAGCGGCAGGCCATGACGCAAGGAGACGACTAAATGGCACAGAATAACCTAGGCGCTCCCGTCTATATTACCAATGGCACAGGCACTACAGACGCCATTCAAACGGCTCCTGCTTCTGGCTCTTCCGGTACGGTAGCCACATCGCCGTCATTTAGCCGCTCTGTAGGCTCTGCGACTATCGCAACGGGACAGTCTACGAGTTCTATTTCTCCAGCCGCCGCAACTCTTGTTGTAGCCGCCCGCTCTGGACGCCAATCAGTTATGATTTCCAATATCACCGGGACGCAGCCGGTTTACTTAACGGCTACCGCCTCTACGACTGGAGCAACGACAGGATTCTTCCTTGCTGCAGCGGTAGGCGCTTCAGTAACGATTGCCACTGCTGCTGCTATTTATGCTACTTCTCCAACGGCTGGTCAGACCCTTAGCTATTTGGAGAACTACTAATGGCTGATGATAGCGTTTCATATCCTCCGGCTAATCTTTCTAGTCTCCAAAGCCAAATTAACCAGAAGGCAGACACAAGCGCTATTCCTCAGCCTGCTACCGCAATGCCCCCAGGCGTAGCCGATAACGGTCTGAAGGGTACGGATACCCGATATGCTTTGGCCGACCACACGCACGCCTCAAAAGCGCGTAAAGAGATCAAGGTTATGCCATCTGCGGCATCAACCTATACATGGACATACCCAACGGCATTCGGGGCGGGTGTTGTGCCTGTCGTATCGGGTATTGTTCAGGTGCCGAATGGGACGACAGACCTGTTTAACGTCCAGATTGTTGGAACTCCGACAAATACACAATGCACGTTACAGATTAACCGTGTCTCTGCTGGGCTTCTATCGCTCTTGCTTGGGGCGCTTTCAATCAACCCCAACCCAATCGCCGCAACTCTTCACCTGATTGCTCTTGAACCGTGAAGATGGTAAAACGATTAACCAAAGGAGACTAAAGCATGGCAACTTCTCTTACACGCCTCACTGAACGCAGCATGGTCCCTGAACTTGCTCGTGAGATCGTCCGCAATCTTCCTGGCAGCAATACCGCTGTTGTAGCCCTTACGCCTCTTACTGGCGCATCTGGCACGACTGGCAACGCTATCGTTGATGTTGGCGCATCTTTCTCTCAGTCCACGCTCAACGATAACTTCCGTCGCCTTGAAGACAAGGTTAACGCTATCATCGCTGCACTTCAGTCATGATTGAAAAGCGTTGGTACACATTGGATAATGGAAGGCAAGTCTACCGGGCTGTGCCTTCCATTGCGTCTTCTGGATCAGGCTCTTCTTTCCCATGTCCTCGATTTGCAAGAGACGAGATAGAACCAACGTGGGGAGCGGACGGCAAGCAGTACACCAGCATGGCAGCTTACAGGCGAACTCTCAAAGCAGATGGAAACCCACGCGGTGAAGAGTTCATTGAATACGGGAATGAGCCTATTCCAGAGTACAAGGCTCCTGAGTTCAACAAAGCCGAACGCATTGAATCCATCAAGAAAGCAATCCACGACGTAGAGACCGGCAACGTGCCTCTCTCCGTATCTGATTAAACGTTACACCTTCTCAGACGAGGTAAAACACATGAATCAAGTTTATGCACTATGCGGGACAATCTTCTTCGGGGTCTTTGTCGTTTCCATCATTGTGTTTGGGGATGAGACAGCCAGAAACATTGCAATCCTTTCGGCTTTCTTTGGCGGACTCTCGCAATTTCTAGCTCAGGATGGTCGGCGCTCTGTGTCTCTGGCCTCAATCATCGTGGCGTATGTATCTATGATTACCGCGTTGGCGGCATACATCGTAATGATCAACTAACCTTCCTCAGACAAAGGTTTACGGGAACATGGAAAACACTCAAGTTACTCAGGACATGCAGACGGACTCCACTGTCATTGATACGGATATTGATGGTGTCAAGTCCGGTGGCGGCAAGCCTCCCGTCGAGCAGAAGCCTGAGCCGAATCGCAAGGCAGAATCCGCCCGCGAAAGTCTGGAGGCTGAAGCCAAGAAGCTCACAGACAATCCTCCCAAAGACGATGACGATGAAGACGAAAAGCCAGCCGTAAAGGACAAGGCAGAAGCCAAGACCGAAAAGGTTGAGGAAAAGCCTGCAAAGACTGAGGAATCTGCCCGCAAGGTAGATGCTAGCGAGCAGGAGGCTAAGAACCCTAAGCCGTCTGAGGGCCGCAGGAATATCGAGGCCCCTGCTCGTTTTCTACCGAACGCGAAAGACGCGTGGAAAAACGTTCCTCAGCTTGTGAAAGAAGAATGGGCGCGTTCCGAAGCTGAACGTGAAGCTGAAATTGCTCAGTACCGCGAACACAAGGTGTTTCGTGAAGAACTGAAAGACTTCGAAGATCTCGCCAAGCGCCACAATGTCCCGTTCAAGCAGGCCCTGGATAATTACGTAAAGATTGAGAAGGATTTTGCAGAAGATCCCGCTAAGGGCTTCCGGCAGCTATGCCAGAATCTCAATATCTCTGCACCGCAGGCCATCGGGCATATTCTTCGATCCGCTAACGTCACCATTCCGCAGCTTATCGAGCATATGCAGCGCGAGCCGCACCAATACACGAGCCTAGCTCAACGCCCGCAGCCACAGGTAACGCAAGAACAGCAGCCACAGGTTACTCCTGAAGTTCGGGAGCTTCAGCAGCAGATCCAGGCTTTGCGAGCTGAACAGGTTGCAAACGCTGTAATCGCCCCATTCGCGCAAGATTATCCCGAATATCATCAGCATGAGGAACAGATTGCTAAAGTTTTGCAATCTGGTATTATCGAACAAATACATGGCTCTGGCCTAAGTCCGCGTGACAAGCTCGAAGCCGCTCTTTTTATGGTTGCCCCGCATGTTCGCAGGGTTTCTCAAACTGCAGCGGATGAAGGTCTCTCGGCTCAAGAGGAAAGCCAACTCCCAACGCCTGCTCAAGACGTTCAAGGCGGCAAATCCGTAAAGTCTTCCATCGGTGGCGTCACAGAGACGACGGTTGCAGATCGGAAGATGTCCATGAGAGACATGCTCGAAGAGGAAGCCCGTAAGATCTCCCGCCGAGCGTAAACAGGAGCAACATACATGCCGATTACTACAGATCGTCAGTATCGCCAGCTTCTCACTGCAGCCGTAGCCCGTCGCAGCCGAGAAGTTCAGGATATTGTCTACAACGCAACCCCACTCTCCCGCATCCTTCGCGATGAAGGCCGCATCAAGACGAAGCGTGCCGGTGGTCCGGAACTCCGCGTTCCGATCATGTTCGACAAGCTTCAGGCTCAGTGGTTCACTGGCTATGACAAGATCGAAATCACCCCGAAGGAACTGCTGAACTCGGCAGTCTTCAACTGGTCTCGTGTCGTTAGCATGTTCTCCCTTACGGGTACTGAACTGCTGTACACTCGCGGCCAGGAAGAAGTCATCGACCTGATGGAGACCTATCTTGATGCGGCTGAAAAGTCCGTCAAGGAAGAATGGGAAATCTCCCTCGTAGGCGATGGTACCGGCCAGGGTGGCCGTCAGATGATTGGTCTTGGCGGTGCGATTCCGATCATTGCCAATACGGGTGTTTACGGCGGTATCGACCGTGCCACGGTTCCGAACTGGCGCACGTCCACGTTCAACATTCCGGCTGGCGACGTTGCAGGCTTCACGACGTGGGATGTTTCCACGGTTCGCCCGATCATTGACCGTATCTCTCTGGCCCGTTCGCGTAACGGTCGCTATGCGGATCTCCTGATTGCCGATGCCCGCGCTTATGAGCCTATCGCAGGTTCGTTCGTTGCGCATCAGCGTCTTGGTTCCGAGCGTCTTGGCCGTCTTGGCTTTGCCGGTCTGACCTATATGACTCCTGCGGGTCCGGTTGATATCGTGGCTGCTGGCGGTATCGGTAACGTCATGCCGACCAATACTGTTTACGGCATCGATACTCAGGGCCTCGCCGTCTACACCTTCCCAGGTCAGGAATTCGTACCGTTCCACTCTGGCGATGGTATGCGCCCGATTAACCAGGATGCCTACGCGCAGGGTATCGTATGGTCTGGTCAGTTGGTTCTTGAGAACCCGCTCTTCAGCTACCGTATCGTTACCGTATAAGGAGAAACGACCATGGCGAACTCTCAGCCTTTCCGCACTACTCCGCAGCTTGGTCAGCAGCTTAACGTCATTGAGACGACGCTGCCGTACTACGACCTGCTTGCAAATATTACCACGCCTTCTCCCAAGCTTGGGAACAAGGAAGTCGGCAACGATGGCGCAGATTATGTCTATGTTCAGGCATCCGCTCTTATCGCTGCAACCGCTACGACCGGTACCCAGGTAACGGTAACGTTTCCGGCTTGGACCGTAGCAACCGGCGCTGGCGGCTACTACACCCCCGTCAACACCGCCGTTCCCTCTGGTGCCTACTTCTGGGCGCGCAAGGGTGCATACAACGCAGTACCGTAATAATGGGGAGCTTCGGCTCCCCTCACCCCTTTCTCAGACAAAGGAAAACACATGACTGAACTTGCACAGATTGACGTTCGTGACATTACCGTAACTCCCGTATTCCGCTGGATGGATATCGAGAACATTCCGAAGTCGGAAGATGCGGGATATCTCATCAAGGAAAACCGCGAAGTTGTTCAGGTCCGATTTGCCGGATCGAGCAATTATTCTCCCGTGTTCCCTGTTGATGCTTTCTGGAAGCGTGAGGGAAACCAGATCGTAACCTATCGCGAGCGGTGGGCCGAGCAGTACCGCCAGTTCAAGGAAGGCAACCCGCAGGAAGTCAGCGGCACGCCTCTTGAGCAGCTTCGCCCATACGGCATCACTCCTGAGCAGCTTTCCTTCTGCCGCACCATGCGCATTTACAGCATCGAGGCTTTGTGCGCCCTTGAAGGTACGCCTCTCAAGAACCTTGGGATGGATAGGAACAAGCTCAAGGACATGGCAAACCGCTACATCGCAGATCATCGCACCAGCAAGGATGCAATGGCAGAGATCGAAGCCCTTAAGGCTCAGATTGCCGCACTCCAGGCTTCTCACGTTACGGTTCCGGTTCCCGCTGAGGACTCTACGCCCGAAGAAATCCAGCAGGCCATGCTTTCTCAGATGACGGAAGACGAACTTCGGACTTTCATTGAAGAGAAGACTGGTGCTAAGCCGGATGGCCGCCTGAAGCATGAAAGCCTCGTGAATCTCGCCAAAGGACTCTAAATGTCTGTTTTGACCGCTCTACAATCCGCAGCAATTAGACTGATTGGCCGCAAGCCGTCAGTCTTTTTCTCGTCTCAGAACCAGTTTGAGATGGAGCTTGTAGATCTGGTCAACGATGCGGCAAACGACATCATGCAGTACAATGATTGGCAGTCCTTGGTAGGGGTTGCCAATTTTACCGGAGACGGCACAATTTCATCGTTTGATATCCCGGATGGATATGACCGAATGATGCTGACTGCTGAAGTCCAAGACCTCAACAATTGGGTTTGGGGTTATCAGCATGTTCCATCAGTCAACGATTTCATTCGAGTTCAGGCGCGTGAACTTGGTCCGTATCCTGGTATCTGGTGCATCTTTGACGACAAGTTCAACTTCTACCCCGCTCCTCCCGCAGGACAGTTGGCTACGTTCCCGTATATCAGCAGGAACTATGCCCTTGCTTCAGATCTGGTCACTACCAAACCTGCCTTTACGAAAGACGATGATATCTTCCGTGTGAAGAATGGTGAGAGTCTTTTGGCATTGTGGCTGGTTTGGCGCTGGAGAGAGAATAAGAAGCTGGACTATACCGGGGATCAGGAAAATTTTACCCTTGCTATCGATACCTTGGCGGCGAAAGACAAAGGCTCCCGAGTCTATCGTTCCTACACAACTCGTCTGAGAGGCAACTTCAGGACCGCATGGCCGTATACGTTGGGCTGAGGAGAATGAATGTACTACCGCCCTACTCTGAAGCAAAAAAAGCCCGCGCCTCGCGCTTCACAGGTCAAGATTTTCGGATCTCCCGTGGCCGGATGGATTTCCAACCGATCTATCTCTAACCCGCAGTCTGGCGCTCAGGGTGCCGCCGTCCTCGATAACTTCTTTCCGACCGCTACAAGCGCAATGCTTCGTCGTGGCAAGGAACTATTTGCCACTTTAGGCGCTGGTGATGAGGATGTGCTTTCACTGTTCTCATACAATTTCGGCAGCATTGAGAAGTTCTTCGGAGCTATTGATTCGGGTATTTACGATAACGTAACGGAAACTCTGGTTTACGCCGGAACGACAAATGGGCGTTGGAAAACTGTACAGTTTGCCGCAACTGGGAACACGTATCTTTTGGGAGTAAATGGCTCTGATCAGGGATTTATTTATGATGGTGCTAACTTCTGGCCGAACGTCAAAAATGGGGTATCGGCACTAAATTATGATGCGCGTACTGTTGCGTTCGTTGGCGGTACGCTGACAGGTGGAACCTCTGGGGCGACAGGAACTATCTATAAGGTAGTCATTGGCTCTCCAACGACGATTGGAACGATCTACCTAACCAACATCACCGGCACATTCCAGGATAATGAAATTATCACGGCTAGCGGTGGGGGATCTGCTACAGCAAATGGCGTTACCTCCTTGTCTGTTCCAGGGGTTGATTTTGGCGTGGGCCGCACGTCAGCTGATATGAGCTTTGTATGGGTTTATAAAAATTCCCTCTACTTCCTTCGCAAGGATAGCTTGTCGTTTTATTACCTTCCGGTGGATAGCATCGGTGGAACAGCAACAGAAGTAAGTCTTGCTGGTGTGTTGACCATTGGCGGCAAGCTTATGATCGGCCAAGGATGGTCTCTCGACACAGGACAAGGGGGCGGGCTTTCGGAGCAATGCGCTTTCATCTCGGATGAAGGCGAAGTCGCAATTTATCAGGGTCTTTCCCCCGCCCCTAACCAAGGATGGAGCCTAGTTGGCGTTTACCGTATCGGCTCTCTTTTGGGAGATAAGGCGTTCGTCAGAGCGGGCGCTGACCTTCTGATTTCAACATCAGTTGGCATGGTTTCTCTCGCACAAGCAATTCAACGTGATGTAGCAGCCATTGCTCCACAGGCTGTGTCCTATCCTATCAATGACGCATGGAATCTCGCCCTTACGGTTAGGGGGATGACAGACTGGCAGACTGTTCTATGGCCTGAAGGGCAAATGATTGCCGTGTCGCCTCCTAACATCATTGGTGGAGATGAGCCGGTTATCTATGTCGTTAATGCTAACACGATGGCCTGGTGCCGCTTTACGAACTGGAATGCTCTTTCCTTCGCCACGTTTCAAGGTGGATTATATTTCGGATCTCCGAACGGAGAAGTGTATAGAGCCAACGTCTCCGGTTATGACGCGGGCCTACCGTACACGGGTGCATATATCCCATTGTTTGATGACCTTGGCGCTCCATCAAACCGGAAAGTTCCCAAAATGGGCAGACCGGTAACGCGATCCTTGGCTCATGTTGATTCATCGCTGGAATTCAGAAACGAATACGATATCACTCTCAATACACCGCCTTCTTCGGGTATCGCGCCTGCTGTGTCGGTATGGGGTTCTGCCGTATGGGGAACGGGCGTATGGGGAGATATCTCTGATACAGTGATTGACGAACCTTGGGTTTCTCTTGGCGGTACTGGTTACGCCTGCTCCGTTGCCATGCAGGTTACTTCAGGCGCTATTGCCCCAATCGATACAGAAATCATTCGAGTAGAAATGACCTACGCGACAGGAGAACTCGTGTCGTGATCGAAACTGAATATTACGGGCCACAAACACCGCAGCAAAACCGCATTGTAGGAGATTTTGTTTCTAATCTCGTATGGAAACAGCCTGGAATGTTGGAAAAATATTGCACAATGGGTGTTTTTGACGATGGTGAGCTTATCGCCGGTACGGTCTACCATAACTGGCATCCAGACGAAGGAATCATTGAATTGTCTTCGGCTTCGCTAAGTAAGAAGTGGCTGACAAAGCGTGTTATTTCGGCTATGTTCGCGTTACCATTTGAGCTGCTAGGATGCCAGTTGGTTGTCTTGAGGGTTTCGGAGCGAAATACAGGAATGTGCAAGATAGCCCGCCGCTTTGGTTTCGATGAGACTTACATTCCGAGATTGAGGGGACGGGACGAAGGCGAGATGATCTTTCGCTATACAGATGACCAGTGGCGTGAATCGCCCTATAGAGGAGATTAACCATTGGGAAAGTCCGCTCCGAAGGCTCCAGATCCTGCCAAGACCGCCGCTGCTCAGGGCCAGTGGAATAGCTTCACTGCACAGCAACAGCAGGCGATGAACCAGACCAATCAGGTTTCTCCGTGGGGAACGCTCACGTATGACCAGACTGGTTCCCAAACCATTATCGATCCTAATGGTAAAGCCGTCCAGGTCCCCAGGTACACAGCCACAACCGCGCTTACTCCTGAGCAGCAAAAGATTTATGATCAGTCGCAGCAGGCAGATATCAACCTCTCGCAGATTGCTAACCAGCAGTCGGCAAAGGTTGGCGACCTTCTAAACGACCCGTTCAGCTTTAATAACTCTGATGCTGAGCAGTGGGCATATGACCTTGCATCTCCCCGCATCCTGAAACAGCAGCAGCAGAACCAAGCGTCTCTGGAGACCCAGCTTGTGAACGCGGGTATTCGTCGCGGCACACCTCAGTGGGATGCTGAAATGTCGCGTCTCACAAACGCTAATAGCGACCAGCTTAACCAGCTTGCTTTGACCGGTCGCTCCCAGGCGTTCAGTGAAGCTCTTGCGCAGCGAAACCAGCCGCTTAACGAAATTATCGGCCTTATGTCGGGAACGCAGATCCAGAACCCCAACGCTACCTTTGCTCAAACTCCTCAGAGCCAAGTGGCAGGCGTGGATTACACGGGATTGGTCAATCAGCAGTATCAATCTAAACTTAATGCTTATAACTCGCAGATGGGTGCTCTTGGTGGCCTGTTTGGTGGAGTTGCATCCATATTTGGAGGACTTTAATGGTTGGAAACCTGCGAGACCTTCTTCCGGCAGTCTTCACCGGACCAAATGGACAACCATTGACTCCTGATCAAGTTAGGGCGAGGCAGGCTATTGCGGCGTCCCTTCTAGAGCGAGCGACAGATACATCCCCTACGGCAGGAGGTTGGGCTAGTGTATTGTCAAAGGGCGTGCAGGGCTTTGCTTCCGGTTATAAAAATCGCTCTGCGGAAAGAGGATCTGAAGCTGCAACGAAAGCAGATTCCGATCTGTCATCCGCTCTTCTTGGCTCTTTAGGCGGCGGTTCTACATCCACTGTGCCGATGACTGATGCCAATGCGCAAGTAGCGGCGACTTCTCCTGCCAGTCTTCCTTCCGGTGACAATGCGGATTACATCAGAAATGGCCTGATCAGCCGTGGCTTTTCTCCGCAGGTTTCCGATGCCTTCCTTGCCAATTTCCAGGATGAAAGCGGACTCAATCCAGGAATTAATGAGCAGAACCCCGTAGTAGCAGGATCTCGTGGCGGATACGGTCTGTATCAGCTTACAGGTCCTCGCCGTGTGGCTTATGAGAACTTTGCCAAGGAGCGCGGTGTCGATCCCTCCAATATCGACGCTCAGCTTGATTTCCTGAAGTATGAAATCAATGGGCCTGAAGCAGCCGCAGCCAAGACATTTATGGATGCGCCTGATACGGCAACAGCCGCACAAGCGATTGTGAATAATTTCTTGCGTCCAGCGCCTCAATATCGTCAGGAGCGCGCCGCTCGCTATGCTTCTTTGCCTTCAGTACAGACGGCTGCCGTCTCTCCTGTAGAGGTTGCCTCTATTGCTCCGGTAACGGCAACTGATGCTTCTCCAATCAGCCAAATGCAAACTCTTGCTGATCCGACTGTAGCCGCACCACAGAATATCTCACCGGTTGCTCAGGCTTTAACAGCACCTGTAAAGGGTGATCGTCTAGGCGCAACAACGATGCAGAACTTCAACGACCGGTTCGGTTCACCCGCGCCGGTATCTGACGCTCCAGAAATCTACAGCCAGCCGCAAGATTTCCCCGCTCCTCAGCAGGCTCCCGTTCAGCCTACCCCACAGCCAGCCCCCGCTGCGGCTGTTACGTCTCTGCCCGCCGTTCAGCCGCCCCCTGCGCTGCCGCCTGCCGTTATTCAGGCGCTCTCCAGCCCTTACGCTAGTGAGAGCACAAAACGCGTTGCCTATTCTCTTCTGCAACAGAACCAGGAACAGAAACAGGCATATCAGGAACAGGTATTGAAGCGTCAGGCAACACAGCAGGCATTGCAGCAGCGTCAATCCGTAGCGCAAAGCCTTGGCATCAATCCGCAGTTGGCCGCTGATGATGATGCTTGGAAACAGGCCGTATCGGCCGCTAGTGGCGGTGCTAAGTTCATCAACGCAGGGGATGGGAATATCTACAATTCTCAGACAGGCCAGTGGATTCAGGCCCCTAACGCAGGAAGCAAGTTCCGTCAGGCTACTCCCGAAGAAGCAAAGGCATTCGGAACTAATGGGCAGGTTGGCCCTGATGGGCGTTTTTATCCTGTGACTCCTCCGCAGGGTACGTCTCTAAGTGTTGACCCGAATACGGGAGCCATCAGCTTCAACCAAGGCGCGGGGGTTAAGCCTCTCACTGAAGGACAGTCTAAAGACACATTCTTCCAAACCCGCATGTCTTCCGCTCTCCCGACACTAGAAGCCAATGAAAGCGCCCTGCTAAATCTTGGTGGTAAACTGGCGGATGCCGTGCCTATGAACCTTGGTAACTATGCTCAGAGCGAGGATTACCAGCTTGCGCGTGATGCTGGCCGTGATTTTGTGACCGCTTATCTTCGCAAGGATTCTGGTGCTGCAATTACGCCGCAGGAAGAAAAGGTTTATGGAGAACTCCTCCTGCCTCAGCCAGGGGATAGTGCCGCCACTATCGAAGCTAAGCGAACCCGTCGTCGTGTTGCCGTTGAGGCAATCAAGTCGGGGATGCCCCAGCAGGCATTGGATAATGCTGTGCGTGCGATCAAGGCAAGCGGGGGCGATAAAGCCATCACGCCTCGAACGACCAATACCGGTGTGAAGTGGAGCGTTGATTAATGGCAACATTGACGATTAACGGCCAGAAAGTCACGGTTGACGATAGTTTCCGAAACCTTCCTCCTGACCAGCAAGAGGCGACCGTTAACGAGATTGCCGCAAGCCTTGGTTCTAAATCTGAGGCGAAACCAAGCGGTCCAAATCTTGATGAGTATTACTCGTCAGGAATATATTCAGGTGCCTACAACCCACTAGGCCCAATCGCAAAGACCGTCGATGCTTTCGCCACAAATGCGCAATCCGCTCCATTATTTGGGTGGGGAGATGAGGCTGTAGGTGGTCTTTCAGTTCTGGGTGGCGGAGATTACCAGAATAACACTAATGCAGTTCGCTCAAGAGAAGAGCAGCTATCGAATAGCAACCCCATTGCTTCCACAGCAGGGACGATTGCCGGTAGCGCCTTAACTGCAGGCGGCTTGTCTCAGGCCGGTGTTCTGCCATCGGGAATGTTGCCGCAGGGCGCATCGCTGCTGTCTCGTGTAGGCGTGGGTGCTGGTGAAGGATTTGGTCTGGGCGCTCTTCAGGGGGCAGGAACCGGAGAGGGTGATGGTAGTGTAGAAAACGCACTGTATAACGGTGCCATCGGCGCTGTTGCTGGCGGCGCTCTTCCTGCCGTGGCTCAAGGCATATCGTCTGGATATCGTTCTATTGCGGATATGCTGGCGCGTAACAATGCGGCGAATGCAGCCGGAACAACGCCGGAAGTGGCATCCAATCTGGCGCATATCCTTGCCGCAGATGGATCTCTTGGCCCGCAAGGGCTAAACAACATGCAGGCTGCAGGTCGTGAGGCGATGCTTGCCGACGCCGGACCCAACGCCCGTCAGGTTCTTGACCGCAACATCCAGCGCGGAGGTCAAGGCGGGGTTCTTGCGAGGGATCGTATTGACGCCAGGGTTGGTAGAGATGCACAAGCCTTAACGGATGTTTTGGACACGACCCTTGGTTCTCCGCAGGGGCTGACTTCTGCCGGATCTTCCATCCGTCAGGGTACGGCGGCAGCTCGTGGGAATACCTATGATGCAGCTTATGCAGCGCCAATTAATTATGCAGACCCTCGTGGCGTGGCTATTGAGGATATGGTTAAAAATCGCGTTCCTCGCTCAGCCATCGCCAAAGCAAATGAGTTGATGCGCGTCGAAGGCCTTAAATCTCAGCAAATCAAGGCAAACTTTGCAGATGACGGGACTGTAACCTTTGAAACGCTACCTGACGTTCGCCAGCTTGATTACATTACTCGCGGACTGAATGATGTCGCCAGTGAGGCAGACGGCGCGGGAGCGATGGGCGGCACAACAGCAGTAGGCCGAGCTTATGGGGATCTGTCCAAGGAACTTCGCGGCAATCTCAGGGATCTTGTTCCAGAGTACGGCACCGCACTCGATACGGCATCGGACGCCATATCTCAGTCCAAAGCTTTGAAGCTAGGGGCGAATATCCTTTCCCCCTCGTCTACGATGGATGATATTGCCATCGCTACGCAAGGCATGTCCGCTTCGGAACGAACGGCCTTGAAGCAGGGCATTCGCTCTAATATTGAGAACCGCGTGGCAAACGTCACAAGGACCGTTAAGGATGGCGACACAGACGCACGTGAGGCCATAAAGGCCATCAAAGATCTGTCCAGCCGCGCCAATCGAGAAAAGGTTGCATCGGCCATCGGCGCTGATGACGCGAAGACCCTTTTCGATGAAGTTGACCGCGTTTCAAAGTCTTTCGATCTTCGAGCTTCCGTTGCTGATAATTCAGCGACATATGCGAGGCAAGCCGCAGACAAAATGTTGACTGACATTAACGCGCCTGGGCCTCTAGGGAAACTCCAGCGTGGAGAGCCTTTGAAGGCGGGTAAGTCTGTTGCACAAATTCTTACCAATACGACGCCCGAAGCGGATCTCCTCAGAGAGGACGCTTTGTCGGCACAGATCGTTGATCTTCTAACTCGCCCCTCACAGCAGGCAATTCCAGCTTTCCAGGCGATGCAGAATTACCAAGGTCAGACGATTGCAAATCAAGCAAGGGCCAACCGGATTGCTGAATTGCTCTTGAGCGCAAGGTCTGGCGTTTATCCCAGCGCGCCGCTCCTAAGAGGAGACAGAAAACGATGAAGCCGCACAAAAAAACAAACGGGACGACGGAAATATTTTCTGATAAATCTTTCATGAGAAAGATAAGCGGAATTATTAGAATGGCCGCAATGGCATTGGAAACAAAGTTAACCTTCAAAAGAGTGCGCCCATCTTTTGCCAGTTTTAATTCGGGATATCTGGTACTGCCCTACTCCGAAAACCTTAGCAAGTTCGGTTCCGCTCATGTTAGATGAACGAATAAAGGAAACGTCATCCTCTGTGATTTTGGACATTGGGCTAGATTCGCCAAACCGGTGCCGTCTTTTTTCGCGCATATCTCTGTTGTTGTCGGCTCTAGTTCCTTTGAAAAGGTGCTCAGGATTAACGCAGGGCCTTACGTCGCACTTATGGCAAACTACTTCTTCATCTGAAAGGTCACCGCAAAATATGCGGTATGATTCTCGATGGGCAGCTACGTGCTTCCCATCCTTCCATATTCCTCCGTACCCTGTAGACATCTTTGCGCCAGTAAAAATCCAGCAGCCGTTTTCATCCACAAGGATCTTAGATAGAATGCGTTCTTTAGTCGGAACTGGTTTTCGCCCACCTGGCATTGTAAACAACCTCGTTATTCATCAAGGAGAATAACACATGTGCCCTGATGATAGCAACGGCAACTACACAGTTCCATCAGGGACTCTTGTAAACACTGGCGACACGGTTCTTCCGTCGCAGCATAATCCATGGGCAAACGATAGCTCTACAGCTATTTCCAACCGTTTTAGCAAAGACGGTCGCGCTCCTGCTACCGGAAATTGGAACCTTAATGGATTCCGCATCACTCAGCTTGGAACCCCTTCTGCTGCTGGAGACGCCACGACTAAAACTTACGTCGATACTGCAATTACTGCAGTAAACAGTTCACAGCCAAAAATCGAGAATCTTGCAGCAAACCGGCTTGCATTGGCGGCTGATAAAGGAACGTCTTTCCGTTTTTCTGGTAATAGAACCCTCACATTCCAGCCCGCCGCAACTCTCGGCCCTAACTGGTGGTGTGAGGTTTGGTCCAAGAGCGGCGTCGTCACGCTAGATCCTGACTCCGCGGAGACCATTGAAGGATCGGCAACAATGCTTATCCAAACAGGAGAGCGTTGTATTGTCTTTTGCACTGGAACCCTGTTTTACGCAATTACAGCTTCAACATCGTACTCCGGTCCTCAGCTTCAGGGCTATTACTTCGGTCTTGGCCTGACGACTGCAGCCGATGCGGCCAACGATATCACTGTAGCAACGGGTGCTGCCGCTTCCGACACTACCAATTACGACCTCATGCAGCTTACGTCTGCCATCACCAAGCAGATTGATGCGGCGTGGGCGGTAGGTAACAATGCAGGCGGCCTCGATACCGGTTCTGTTGGTAACAACACCTATTACATCTGGCTTATCCGCCGTCCTGATACGGGGGTAGTGGACGCCTTGTACTCACTGTCTTCGACAGCGCCGACGATGCCAGCGAATTATACACAGAAGCGGCTGATCGGGCAGGTCACGCGGACAAGCGCGACAAATGGGCCTGTAGTCTCCCGCTTGCTAACGGGCCAGCAGTATTACGGGGACTTCTCGCTCAGCACAGCAACGACTGATATACTCAGCGTCATCCCGTCTAATGCCGTATCTGTCCAGTTTATTTTGAATAACGCTGTTCCTAGCGCAACAGCGCAATTGCTGCTTCAGGCCGTTACCGGAACTAATACTATCGTCAGTTCTGGCTATGCGTCTATTTCGGCAGGCATATCTTCAGGTGGCGCCCAAACAGCCACAAATACTTCTGGATGGCTTCTGGATTACTCAACAACTCTAGGCGTAGCCCGAAGAGATGGAATTGTTCGTTTGATCCGACGAACCCCATCTACCAACCTCTGGTATATTGAAGGGTCCGTCCAAGGGTCCACACAGGTTTCAGAAGAAAGTGGTTACAACAGCCTTGGTGCGGCGTTGACTGGTGTTCGATTAACTACAGTAGCGGGTACTGCCACACTTTCCGGCGCAGTGTCTGTTTTCATAACAACGTAAAACAAGGAGCTAAAAATGATCCTCAAAGATCCAACAACTGATATCGAGTACGAGACCATTGGCGATCCCATATTGGTCGATGTAGGGGCAGGTTATCCAAATCTTTCCTACCTGGTAAAATTGGCCACGGACCCAGGCACCGAAGCCACGCACCGCCTGCGGCTTGTCGCTTTTGCCATAGCGGAAGAGTTGCCGTCAGAGGAGCCATAATGTGATCCTCCGCTACGTCCTCTACTGGCCCGTCAATCTCGTGCTGGTGCTTCTGGCTTATATCCTGTCCCCATTTCTCGCTTTATGGTCGATGAAATATGGACCTGTCCTCCCCGGAAAGTGGCGCTGGTTCTCTACCTTGAATGGCACACTAGACGGCGGCATTGAACAGCACGTCCCAGGGTTCGACACGAACGCCAAGGGCTTCAAACTCTGGTGGCAACGTACACGCTGGACGTGGCGCAATCCCTGCAATGGCTGGCAGTCTGAGCTATTGGGGATTAAGAGCATTGACCAAGGCTTCACGGTCAAGAAAGACATTCCGCTGTTTGGCAAGTTTTATCTCAAGCTTTGGATGGGTTATAACCCAAACAAGCGCGGTGGCAACTACTACCCCTACATGTTCCAGTTCGCTCCTAAGAGGAAAGCCTGATGGCTATTAACCAGTTTCAAAAAAGCTTGCAGAAAGTCCTCCTCCATGAAGGAGGCTACGTAAACCATCCGAAAGATCCTGGCGGCGCTACCAACAAAGGCGTCACTCAGAAGGTTTATGACGATTATCGTTCTGGGAAGGGTCTGAAGCAACGTTCCGTCAAAAGCCTCGAAGATGACGAACTAGAAGAAATTTATCGGGTTCGGTATTGGTCTCTCATCAAGGGCGATTCATTGCCTGCTGGCGTCTCCTACGTTGTTTTTGATGGCGCTGTGAATTCCGGGGTAGCTCAGTCCGTAAAGTGGCTGCAGCGCGCCGTAGGAACTAACCCTGATGGCGTCATGGGTCCAGCGACTATCAATGCCGTTAAGGATTGGAAGAATTACGACAACCTTATCGATAAAATCTGTGACCGGCGCTTGGCATTTCTCAAGGCTCTTAAGACTTGGCCGACATTCGGGAAGGGATGGCAGTCGCGAGTTGAGCAGGTCCGCGCTGTAGGCAAGGCATGGGCGGACGGTGATGTTTCTCCTGAGCCAACCAAGCTCTTTGATTCCGATGCGGCGGCGAAAGCCCGGTTGTCCGATGCAAAGTCTGCGCCTCCTGTGTCTGCTGGTGATGCAGCCGCTGGTGTAGGTGGTGGCGGCTTTGGTGTCGGATTGCTTCTGGACCAGGCGAAAGACCAGCTAATGCCTTTCTCAGGGCAGAATACGGCAATCGATAAACTGATTTCCATCGTCATCATTGCTTCACTCGTGATTGGCGTTGGTGGCCTCGCATATCGCTTCTATGCGGCCTATAAGAAGAAGCAACGCGCTGAAGCCCTCAACATTGAGACGAAACCGAATGTTTAGCTTCCTGACTGGCGACGTCTTTAAAATGATCGGGGTAGGCGTCATATGCGCCTTCCTCTTCGGAACTGGAGGTTACTTTTACGGGAAGAGAGAGGGGAAACTCCAGGCGGCGACCCAAGCCTTAGAGCGATCTGTAACCGTGCTTCGTGACAGGAATAAGATAGATGAGAACGTCACTGCTTCTGATTCTTCCGCTTTGTGCGCTGATTTCTTCGTGCCAGACAGCGCGGACTACAGCGAATGTATGCGACGGTTGGAAGAAACTAACACCAAGCCCGTCAACGGCAGCGACAATCATTCAAACTGATCGTCCATTTGCCAATCAGGTCGCCGCCCATAACCGGTTCGGCAATTCACAGAAATGCTGGTAAAGCTCAAGACATATATGAGCATAGGCGAACTTGGCAGGCTCTTCAGCGTTGGAATAGTCTGCTTCGCCTTAGGACTTCTTTCTGGCTTATATATCAACAGTTTGATATAACCCATTTGAATTAGAAATAGCGGTGCTTCATGAAATGCCAGACTCAATTATAGGCAAGGCCGGAGAGCAATTTCTGACAGGTGGGGCTGGTGCGGGCTATGCACTGGCTCTTCTTTTTGCCTGTGCTATTATATGGCTGGTAAACCGCTTGCTAAAGTCTCAGGACGCGCTGATAGCGGCAAAGGACGAGCATAGAGCAGACGTTACCAAATATGCTGCCCTGAGTGAATCCTTGAAGAATGCCATGAATTCCATGGTTGAGAATAATAAGTCAATTCTCGACGCATACAGAGATGAAAGGCGCAGGCAGTGAAATTGCTAGCCCGTCTCTTCAGTAGCCCTAAAAAAATATCCGATGAAATGGATAAGGATATAGCTGCGCATCAGGCAACCTTGCGGCAGAACGCTCAGGTTGTACAAAGTGGCGCGAGAGTGATAGAAAACATTAGTGGAGCCATGCGCATTATGATGGAGCTGGAACGTGAAAAAACTTCTAGGTAATCAGCTCCTTTTTGGAAGTTTGGTAGCGTTCACAATCTATTGGACGCTCGGCCTAATCTTGCCTAATCCGATTATTTCCACAACCGCTTCACTGCTGCTTTTCATCGGTGGTTGCGTGTCCTCATGGAAATACGTTCCACCCGCTTTCGAAATCGTCGCCCTGAACCGTAGAGTTGAAGACGTACAAAACGAGAGGGACTATTACCCTGTCTACGGATCGGCGCTCCTTGCTCTCGGAGCGGTCTACACTGGCCTGTTCGGTCTTACGTGGTCACTGACTTGGTGGTTTACCGGAACACAGCCAGATTGGTCAGGGACGGCTATCAGCGCGTTTGGCCGTGCATTGATGGCTGGTGGGTTTCTATTCCTGTTCCTTGGCCCTGCTGAGCCTCGTGACGGGCTTCGACTACCTAATGTAGCTTGGCTGGCGTTCGTCATCTTCCTTTGCATCGCGGCTGCATTCCTGGCTGGCGTAAAGGTCGCCACCCCAGAAGACACCCAAACTTTCTTCAAGATCCACGGACGTAATATTGCGGCTTGCGATGCCTCTAATCCATACTGGATTTCCAGTTCAGGGCGCATTCACGGCCCTCTTTCCCCGTATCGCTGGCAGATAAAGCCCAAGCAGTGTTTCCCCACTCAGCAAGCCGCTATTGACGCTGGATACCGCCCTATTGGTTGGGCTAAATCAGATGCTACGTTCCAAATGCTAAAACGATCAGCCACAGACAAGCAGCCCATGCCAGAAGCGAAAGAGTGACGACTGCTATCATTCCATATCCGCGTGCTGTCATCACAATCTCCCCGTAAAGTACAGATACACCACAATAGGAATACACAGGCATAAGCCTATAATGAAACGGTTGAAGGTGTGGTTAAACATTCAAAGGGTCTTTCGCGTATATTTCTCCATGGTCATCATCGTGGAGCCAAGAAGAAGCTTCCGCTATTGAGCAATTGAATGTGCTTGGTGCGTATGTATTTCTACCATCAGCGTATCTACGCGCCATCCACCATATTTCTCTAACGATTTTCCTGGCCTGCTTCATGTCATCGTACATTTTCCAAATCTGGCAGGATGAACAATCCTTGTCGTATTCAGGGCAACGCTCGCCCCAATCCTTGATGATTTCTTCTTCAGTCACACGCCTTCTCCCTCACACATACAGCTTCGTACAGATCCTTCTCAGTCCATTCCCTAGAAGACTGACAACCGGATATTAATAGGCTTAGGAGGATGATGTATCTCACTTTGGCGGCTCCGGTAGTGGCATCCAGTGTGTCGGTTCTTTACTGAGAACAAGCCAATCTTTAGGACCCCTTAACCAATTCATAAATCTGCTTTCTGTTTCTAAATGATAAACGGACCAATATCCGTCAATAAATCTAACAACCGCATTTTTTGATCCATAAACAAGCACCAAAATTGCCGTTCCGTCTTTTGGAGCTGTTTCGATAGGTTCCCACTGCGAAAGCTCGGGGATGTGGGTAAGGTTAACGAAATCCGTCACCTTGTCGTTTCCATCAAACTTCATTTCTTCCCTCGATCATTGATGCGTTGCATAATAGCAGATACCGCAAACGGTGTCCCCTCATCTCCATATTGGCTGTAGATTGCCCAAAGCACAACAGCCAGGGAATGCGGGTTCTCTCCTACTTCAGACCAGTATGCGACCTCTGAACCGGAATGCTGAATTCGATGCTCTTCAGGGCATAGAGGGAGAGCCCAAATATCTGAAGCCTTCGTCCCGCGCGCTCTTCCGTAGTGACCGTATCGAGGATTTGCGTAGGAAAGGTGTGCAGCCTCTACTCCATACAGGCCCGTAACAATGCATGGAAGCTGATGAAGCCAAGCTAAGTAGCCCTTGTCCTTCTTTCTCTTAGCCTTTGGGAAGTACGTTTCAGTCCTTGGCGCTATCCTGCTTGCCATCTTTAGAAACCTTCTCTAGTCGATATTCCGCAAATGAATCCAGAATCATCATGGCCGCAAATGCCAATGACCAGATTGGCTTATCTTGTCCAATTGCGTATCCAGCCCAAAAAGCTATAAAGGCGCTCCAGCCAGTGAATTTCATGTATTTCCCCCTGTGAACTAACCGTAAAGCTAAATGACCTTGCACTGACACGAGCGGCGATCATGTCGGCCACATAGCTGCAGAGGCGTACATGGCAACAACAGAGAAAAATAGGCAAACCATCATGCCTTTAAGCAACTGTTCGTCACCATGTCTCGAAAAAGTAAAGATCATTGCTACAATTGTTAACAGGCCAAAGAACCCGCCTACTGCTAGAAGCAAACATGCGGCTCCCATGTAGATATAAACTGGCATCACTTCGTCTCCTCCCTCAACACCTGGGTTTTCTTTTCCTGAAGCTCCTTACGAAGCGCAGGAACTCCACCCTTCTTCGCCTTCACTGCGGCCTCTAGACGCTTCTTGCAGTCGTCAAGGTCTTTGTGAAGCTTCTTGAGCTTCAGATGCTGAAAAAGAGGATTGTGCATGCGGATCATAGCCTCAATTTCCTTTCCTCTCTCACTTCTGAGCGTTGACATAAGAAGCTCGTTATATGTGACAGGGATAGGCTGAGCTTTAGGCTTACGAAACCAGCCGCGAATCCATTTAATGACGTTCATGGTTATTCCCCTCAATTGCCTTAATAATTGATGACGTTGCAAAACAAATCCACGCAAGAATAAACAGAGTTGCGCTCCTTACGTCCTCAACACCCGTTGCCACAAAATAAAGTCCAAGCCCCATAAACCAAAGAGAGCTTAGACTAAAGAAAATCCTTCCCATTTCATTCCCCTTCAAAAACCATCTCTGGTGTTATGCCAAAACTCTTTGCTATGAATTCCTCTGCCAGGAAGCAGAACTTGGCAAAGTCTTCCTCAGACATTGACCCAAACGCTATGCTCTTAGGCACCAGTACGTTGTATCCCTTGATCTTGACAGGCGTACTGTACCCAATCTCAAGTTTAATCAGTTCATGCAAGCTCTCGACATTTGGAGAGCAGTCCGTAGCGTCCCGAACCTTGCCAAGAAACGCCCAGTACCATCTGAGCCTTGATGGACTACGCCCTGTCGAGAGCGTAACCTTGATGCGTTGGTTTTGAGGAAAGGACTCAAGCATTCTGAGGTCCGCTGCCATTTCTGGCTCAAGCCTGTTTCCTTTCCTCAAGCAGTAAAATTCAGGAGTCTCCGATTTTTTAGCCATCACCGCCACTCAGAAGTGAATGGAATCTCGTCCCCTTCAAGATCATCATGGAAGTTGGCTTTAGTCTGCCTCGCCGGTTCTTGGCGCTGAGGCTTAGACTGTTGCTGCTCCTTTGGCTTAAACGCCAGACTGAAGAAACGACCGTTATTCCCTTCCTTCAGCCATCCATTGATCCACATCTCAACGCCGTTGATCATGACGGTTCCCTGGTAGTCAGGGTGTGTATCTTTTTCCTTCCGTGTATTCCGGAAAAGAGCGCCGCTGTTATCCTTCTGTTCAAACTTGCTCATTCGCCAGCATCCAGGTTCGAGTGATATCTTTCGTCTACGATAATGCCGCCAACGGCATCCGCGATCTGCTTCTCAGGTGATGCGGTAGCCAATTCCTTGCCGCGCTGCGTCCATTCCTTCTTAAGCTCTGAATCCCAATCATTAGGAAGCTTGCGACGAAGCTCCATAACGTCGGCATCCGTAAACCACCGTCGCATGTCGTCAACGCTGTTGATTTTGCGCATGTCGTCTTGGAGGTATTTGTACGCCTTCCTGGCTTCTTCGTTATTTGGCTTTTTAGGCTCTTGAGCGGGTACGTGTTCGATGCTTTCCGTATCAGGATCGTCACCGGTCTCAAGGCCAAGCGCCTTTAGGAGAGCATATTTGACCGCATAGCTCATAGCTTTCCCAGGACCCTTGTCCTGCGTATCAATTCCGTATCCGAACGTAGGCACATCGAAGAAATCCGAAGGCTCGTCAATGTTGACAAAGCGAACCGACATAGAGCATTCAGCGCGGTTCCCATCATGGGAATGATCGCAACGGACAGGGTAGTAAACGATACCGTTCTTGAGCAAAACAGGGCGAACCTTTGCCGTCACTGCATCGTGAGACACAATCGTGTAGCTCATGCCCTTCTTGGATTCTTTTTGGATATAATCAACCTCACCCATAGCATCAGCAAGGCGCTGATGCACGTTTTTATGTTTCTGAATTTCTGTCATCTGATTTCCCCTAATGTCTATAAATTGTTAAACCTTTTTATGGTGGTTGTCAATCTTGCTTTGGAGGTTCGGGAAGGGGCATCCAGTGAGTAAATGCTTTTTCATGGTAACTTATTCCGTCATTTGTGTGCCAGACCCAATCATTACCCTCTACCACCTCAAAAGAAACAACGGTCATAAAGCCGCCAGAAACTCGCTCATCAGCCAGAAGAATTTCCGTACCGTCTTTCGGCGCAGTTTCAATTGGCTGCCACATCACTTCGTTCTCACAGTTAAAGACTCAACACCGTCCACTAGCTTAGCTCCTGGAACGTCTGCCCCTGCCTTAAGTGCGTCCCCGATCTCTTTCTTCTTCGCTACCTTCTCAGTGGTATAGAAGCCCTGACCGAGAGAATCGATATCCTCAATCTCCACCCGCTTCTTGGCTGCGTTCAACGTGATGGTGGCCTCGATAAGCGGTAGTGACTTGTTACCAGTCTGCTTCATTAGCGACAGCATCTGAGACTTGGCCCAGTCCGATACGCTCTCCTGACGGGAAATGCGCTCCTCTAGTGCCTTCTTCCTCTCCTTAGCTCCTACAACGCCTTCCTGAGCGCGTAGGTGAATGCTTAGGAGCCTGTCCATGATCTCGGTAAATGAGGTTTCGCCGTCTACCATGTCCCTGAGAAGCTGATCATCAAGCTCAAGCTCTGGGTTATCCCTCTTCAGGGCATCGATAGAGCGGTAAAGGGCTTCTGTGTCTACGCGGATGAATTTTTCAGTCATGCTGCTTCTCCGAGCTGATGGCGCGCTTGATGGCTCGGTCGAAGAGGGAAAGAACCTCGTCATGCCGGTGAGTGTCGTTGAACTTGGAAATGCTCCGGCCGTATCCGACTTCGACAGCAAGGACGTGCCGAGCGTTTATGCGCCCACAGTAGTCTGGGCATACTTTCTGCAGAGCTCCATTGATGCAGAAGGAACAAGCAGTCGGTCCTTCCGCAAGCGTCGGGTGCCCATTTGCATCACGCGCTTCGGAGAGCTGCGTCCAGTTCTTCTCATCCGAGATCAGGTCTCGGGCCTTCTGGAGGATTTCAGCGGTGGTGGTCATCTCAATTCCCCTTTAAACCAATTCCAGAACCTGAGACTTTTGCTTAGGAGCATTGGCCTCATAGATTGCTGGTGTATTCAACCACTTCTCTCTGTGAATCTTCGCTAGCTGCAAAGAAAAATAAGCATCGTGCCACAAGGCTTTTGAAGAGCGGTGCCAATGAATTCGGTGGTGCCGAATGGCGGCCTTGCGTAGCGCCAGTGCATCGGCAAGGTAGTGGTGCATCATTTCACGGTTCGGGTTGAACATCATCTTCCCCTTTGATTTCATGGTCTCGTTCCCCATCAAGGCTTTCTAGCAGTATGATCACTTCTCCCTTGCTCAGGAGGCCAATGCTCGACTGATAAATCCAAGAGATCAGAGTGCCAAGGACGTACTTGTTGCGCTCTTCCTGTGTCACTTCCATTGAACCAACTCCTGCGCCACCTTGGCATCATAAGCCATCTTCTGTTCCTCAGCCATCATAGCCAGAAACACAAACCCGAAAGACAATGCCATTACACATGCACAGTACAGGATAGTACGGGTGCTGAATTGGATTGTTGGTGTGTTCATTGGTCCAGATCCTTGATTTCAATCGTTACCTTTCGGCAAACTGAAGACTCGTAAACAAATATGCCGTCAACGCTCACTTGGTCGTCAACAAGGCTCTTTATTGTATCGATTGCCGACTCACGAGTGACGTGGACTGCGCATCTCGTTTCTTCAGCCCAAACTACAATCCAATGATTATTCATCTCATTCCCCTTGGTTGATGTGGAGAGAATAGCATGACAAAACGTCATGTCAAGGACTATTTGTCCTAATCATTGCCCCACGACTACAAGCATTGTCCGAACGCGATAAACGTAGAACGATTGGTTTCCTGCCTTGGTGTAGGCGCATCCATTGTTGATACCCATGCGATCCGGGTACGCAGTGCTAAAGTGCTTTACGCAGTCGATGGCATCATCAACATTGTTCAAGCTCACATTCTTTACCTTGATGTCTTCCATGATATTTCTCCTGTTGGTTGGTCAATCATAGAAGGACATGTTGTCACCAGTCAACCGATATCGTTGAGAAGGCTTGTAATTATTTCCGGATGGGCGTAGATTGTTCGGGAAATGAAAAGCCCCGCATCTCCTCCAAGAGACCGGGGCGCGGCAGGCGGAATTCGTGTGAGAGCGAGAAACCTGCAAGAAGAGATATACAACACTCCTCTTGCGATTTCAATCTCCCCCTCAAAATCATCCTGTCTGAATGCTTCTCGGCGTAGCTGGTTTCGGTTGTCGTCCGGTCGAGAAGTTAATTCGCGAGGACGGGACCGTATATAGCGCATTCACCCGCTAATAGGTGGTAGGGACTGGCAAGCGAAACGGGACGAGCAGCCCCGCCAGTGATTTCAGGCTTCTTGGGCCTATAGAAATGCTCGTATGAAGCGGACAGGCTATGCACCGTCATATGGTGTACCGTGGATGCATACGGAAACTTCGGATACTCAGTTGCGTGGCCGATAATTGACGTGTGGAAATCCCTGGAGCGGTTATGCACCGTTCGCGCAGGGATTTTTGCGCCGTTTCTTGTGAGCCTAGTTGTTGGCTGATAGGGTTTTAACAGGAGAGATAAGATGAACAGGATGAGACAGATTGAAGCCTTCCTAGGATGCTGGGGAGTAAAAACCAAAGGTATGACTGCAGATGAAATCATCAGCATGGCTGAAACTGTCTTCGAAACAGGTCGATGCCATTATGAAGCACTTGCAGAAAAAATTGACGCGCTTGGAAAAACAAAACGCCGGGAGCTGGCGGCTAAAAACCTTCCCCACTACGGAATCCACCTATTCCAAAAGCTGAACAAGACAAAAATTACAAATGAGGGAATGGATAGGATGATGGAGCGCTCGTCTCCTAACCTAATCAATGGGGATTCGATGGATGTTATTGGAGAGCTTGATATCGATCCAGCAGCGCTTTTGCAGAAGGTTGTAACTGCCGTCATCAACTACGGTCATCAGGACATTCTTTGGGAGTTTCCCGAAGTGCTGGCATATTTTGGGTCCCGTATACCAAACCGGGGAGAGCTTGAGGGGCACCACAAAGTTAATGAAGCGATGTTCGAAGCAAAAAAGCGCTGGCCTAATTTGAAGGCTGGCGTTGATCTATAATTTTTCCGCAAGCAGAAAATTCCTCTTGACCTTCGAGGACAGCAGGTCCACTATGATGATGCGGAGAGGGAGAAAGCCCTACGCAGCTAGCGACTGCGATAAATGAGCACTGGAAACGGAGGTAAGCAGGTTTGAGTCCTGCACCCTCTCCAACAATTCAGGGGAATAAATTGAACATTAAAGACATTCAAAAGAGAGCAATCAAACTCGGTGCCGGTGAATGGGCAGTGAAGAAGTGGCGCGTCCGCAAGAAGATCCCGCTGGAATGGCAGGTCAAGCTTATGCAGGACGAGCCAGGGGTTCTTTCCTTTTCTGACTTCAAGCGCATTCATGAGGAGATGAGACGTGGGTGATTTTATCAAATGGACGCATTACACTGACGGAAGCGATGATGTATCCGTAGAGCCGTCACAGGCTTACAAAGAGGGGTTTGTGGCGTATGGCCGTCATTACATCGATGATAACCCGTACGAAGAAGACACGGAAGAACACGACGACTGGCGTCACGGTTATGACGACGCTGCTATAAAAGAAGTCCTTGAAGGACCGTCATCCTAAGCCCAAGAATGGAAACGAATCGAACGTAACAAGGGGAATTGAGATGAGGGAATGGCCTAAGGCTGGAGATAGGATGCGCTTCTTAAGCAGGAATGGATACGAAAACGAGTTGAAGGCAGCGCAGGCCAAGATCAAAGAAGGTGAGATTCTTACGGTCTCAAAATTTCACCTTGGGGGATGGCATAGCTCAATCGAGTTTGAGGAGCTTACGGGGAGGTTTAACAGTGTTATGTTTGAGCCTGTTAACCATCCCTAATACAGAGAATGGAAACGCATTTAAAGGAGTAAGGGGAAACGATATGTACGCATCTGAACTGATGGCCGCACTTGATAGGCTTATGGACAAGTACGGAGACTTACAGGTTAGGCTCTATGATGAGCATAGCGACCTTTCCGAAGCGTATCTGGTGACGGCTTATGATTTGAAAGGCCATAATTCTTATGATCCTGATTTTGATGAAGCTACGGTCTACGCCCATCTTCATCACGCCAAGAAGTGAGATCCTACCTACCAAAGAACATAACTACATAGAGCGCAAGGGGAAGTGAGATGGAGATAAGTGACGAAAGACTGACAGATACGATCATCATTAAAATCGAGGAACAAGGTAAAATCCTTGATAAGGAAGTTCCGGCAAAAATCATTGGAAGCCTAGCTATTCACGAGAAATATGAAGACGAGGAGTGGCTTGTTATTTCTTCTGTCAAGCAGGGACTTCGAATGCCGGGATACACAAAGGGATTTAAGGCTGCAGAAGCTTGCTGCGATGGCCTTCAGTCAATCGGGGTTGATTGGGATAACTTCGACGGGAAAAGCAATGATGAAAAAGCTGCTGCAAGACAAGTTCTGAACGATTGGGGATTTGACCCGCCACCGCCTGTATTCTCCTAAGCCCAATAAAAAGGGGAAATAAAGATGAATGAAGATAAAAAGGTTTGCACCCCATCGCCCCTGGCACAAATGGTTGGGCTACAGACGGTTTCGGAAGATCGTCTGAAGGAAGCTTTGAAGCTTCTGCCGCAGGTCATGCGCTCATCTCTGAGCGACACGATTATCGCCGCCATCAACGAGCAGTCCGCGATTATCGACAGCATGAAGCGGACGTCGCATGCTCGACGTCTCGCCTACGAGGGTGTGATGTCCGAAGCGACAACGCCTGCGGATCATGTGGTGGGGAGCCAAGCATCCGAGATTGAGCGCCTTACGGCCGAGCGTGACGAGCTTCAGAAGGCCCTCGACAGCGCGGAGATCGAGGCTGGCATCACCAGCAACGGCAATCTGTGGCGCTTCTGGTCGTGGCGGGCGAAAGAGCTGGCCGTCAAATACACAAAGCTGCAGGCTATCAAGGTTGCAGCCTCGGCCTACGTCGCGTCCGTCAACGGCGAGCCTGAGAAGGATTGCTGGGACACAGAAGACGGGAAGGAAGCGCCCGGCGCTCTCCGCTTTGCTTCGGATTGGGCTTGGCAGGAATACGATATCAAGAAGCAGAAAGCGTTTGACGATCTCCGCGCCGCTCTCTCCGCACCGGAGGCAGAGGGATGAGCAGTGAGCGCGAAATAGCCTTCTCAAAGTATTGGGAAGGCAAGGAAGGTCGGAAGCTAACCATCAATGTCGTCAAGTATGCCTATTTCGCCGGATGGAGCGACCGCCCTTATTTTCCGACAAAGGCAAACGACACAGAGCCACCGGTTGCGTGGAGATGGCGCGATAGGGAGGGCGATGCCTGGAACATCGTCGACTTCGATCCCGTCCAGTTGGACTACCGTTTTGTCGAGCCGCTCTACGTAGGAGCCCCACCACCCGCAGAGACGATGTCGGAGGCTTCAGATGTCTGAAGACTTCTCACCCGATGAGGCTGAGTTCCGTTGCCTAGTGCCATTCCCGGATCAATCGGCAAGCTTCGTACATGGCTTCGAAGCAGGCATGATTTGGCAGCGGATGATCAAGGGCGAACCGCAGATTGGCGGTTTCGACGACGAAATCGCCACTCACGTCGAGAACGCAGCCGTGTTCCGGAAAATGGCCGACGCTCAGGGCTACGATCTTGATCTATCGGACTGCGGCAACGGCTGGATCATTGCGACCTTCACCAAGAGGCATCGCCGCTTCGGCGTGATCGAAGGAGGTGCAGCATGACCAAGCAATCGCCAGCACCCTTTATGAGGGAGGATGAATGAAAAGCCTTGACCTATTCCGCTCTGGCTTCAACACCTACGAAATATCTCAAAAGCTTCATAAGCCAGAACATGAAGTAAGCAGAGCAATATACATGGCACGCTGTAACGAGAAGGGTTTGGAGATCCGCACACAGAAATCTCCATACGCATTGAAGCTGACTGGAAAGCCGCATACCGGCAAGAATCCAGGAAGGGTTTGGAAGAGTCATGCCTGAAGCGAAGCTCTTTTTATCCTGGCCTGACAAAAAGCTATCACCCAATTTCAGAGGACATTGGACAGTAGTTGCCAAAGCCAAAAAGAAGGCTAAGAATGACACCTACTACGCAGTTCTAGAGCAGGGCATAGGAAAGATAGAGGCAGACCGTATAACGGTGCGGTACTCGTTCTATCCTCCTAACCGTCATCACTACGATACCGACAACTTGGTTTCCAGGATGAAGGCCGCAGGGGATGGAATAGCGCTGGCGATTGGAATCGATGACTCCAAATGGGAGCTGCAGATTGCGCCGCGCGGGCCGATTCAGAAAAATGGGCTCGTGAAGGTGGAGTTAGAGTGGTGAAGGGGATGTAAGTGATTCATTACCACGGGACGCCTATTACGCCTGTGGCCGCGCTGATGGATGTAAGGGGATGCCACTTCTGCGTTTCTCATGCCAATCCTCAAGATGTTGAGCGTGTCCACCAAATTGGACAATCTGTGATGCTTGATAACGGAGCATTTTCAAAATGGAAAAAGGGGAAAGAAACGAATTGGGAAAAGTTCTACGAATGGTGCGAGAGATGGCTGCAGTTCCCGACGACATGGGCAGTAATTCCTGACGTGATTGACGCGGGGTCTCAGATGCAGGACGCCCTAATAAGGGAATGGCCATTCGGACAGCGTGGAGCACCGGTTTGGCATATGGATGAACCAGTCACACGCCTTCTCAAGCTCACAGACGAATGGGGAAAGGTTTGCATAGGTTCGACAGACATTTATGCGGTTGTTTTGTCGGACGACTGGAAGCGCAAGATGGATGAAGTTTGGAACGAAGTATCTAAGCGTCACAGGTTTCTACCTTGGCTCCACATGCTTAGAGGAATGCAGCTCAGCGGCGGAATTTATCCGTTCGCATCGGTTGACAGTACAGATATTGCTCAGAACCATCACAGGGATCAAAACACTCCCCGAAAGATGGCTTTGAGATGGGATGCACTTCAGACGCCAGGACACTGGCACGTTAAAGAACACGAACAGATGGAATTGGTTTAATGGGGAAATATCTATCACTAATGGCTTTCGTAGCCACCGTGCCAGCCGCAAATTGGATGATCGCCAACGTTGGAACGTGCTATCCAGGTGGTCCATGCGTAGTTCCGGTAGGTTTTGGACTTTCGGCACCGTCTGGAGTCCTTATGGTTGGTGCCTCTCTTGTCTTGCGTGACATCGTTCATGAGCGCCTAGGTGCGTCTTGGGCCATCCTGGCTATTGTTGTGGGTGCTGCTCTTTCTGCAGTTTTCGCGCCTCCTGCTTTGGTTATCGCGTCTACTGTTGCATTCCTTCTCTCTGAGCTTGGCGATATGGCAGTCTATGCCCCGTTGCGTGAGAAGAAGCTATATGCAGCAGTCTTTCTTTCGGGGCTTGTAGGAAGCGTAATTGATAGCGCTGTGTTCCTGCTGTTGGCCTTTGGATCGCTTGAATTTATTGAGGGCCAAGTAATCGGAAAAATGTGGATGACAGTTGCGGCGATTGGTGCTTTGATGGCCTTTCGCTCAATCAAAAAGGGGGAATTAGCATGAGTGGTTCAAATGAAGGTGGGTACGAAGAGCGCTTCATTATCGAGCGTAAAGACGGAAAGCCAATTCCATCTGATAGGCGATATATGGTCCTTTCTTTTGACGGAAGCGACCCTGAAGCGGTAGAGGCATTGAGGTTTTACGCCTTTCTATGTGCCACTAAAAAGGGAAACCTGCAGCTTTCAAAAGAAGTAATCATGAATACCATGAACCCTTCTGAAGCTCCTAAGCAGCATCGTTACTAGGGGTAAACTATGAAGCGCAAACTGACGAAGTCAGACGAAACAGAATCTTTCGTTGAATTTTGGGATTTTTGGAAACAATACGCCAGAGATACAGATGGACGAGGACTAGCACGAGACGCATTCTTCAAGCATGTATGGGCAGGAGCAGACCCAAGGGATATCATAGACGCTGCTCACTTCTTCATCCTCCGAAAGCTGAAGGACAAGAACTTTATCCCTCTAGTGGCAAGCTGGCTGAACTCAGGGGCCTATGAAGACCTAGCTGACGAAGAGCGCGCATACCAAAAGCGCCTCCAGGAACGCCAGACACAGCCGACAAACGTAGTCCGCATAGCAGCCCTACCGGCGCACCACTTCCTAAACCGCAGTGCCTAAACAAGGGGAAAATCAATGGAAAAGACATACACATTCGATGCAGATGGACTTTCTGAATGGGATGGTTGGGACCAATCAAATCTTCCGTGGTCTCATTGCCATCATCAAGACGAGGTATGCCGAGCGCTATTTGGACCAACGTGGTCAATGGAAGATGCATACGTTTTAATTCAGTTCATTGAGCAAACATGGCCTAAAAGAACATCGTAAGCAGAATAGGGGAAACACATGATACATTCAGAACTGCTCAGGCAGCAAAATCACTATGGAGCAATCCGCAAACGGCTATGGGGAAAGCCACAGAAGCCCAAGGCTGCAAATGAGAACATTCCCGTAGTAACCGAGCCTCCAAAGCCAAAGCCTTCATGGCGTTTAGCGGCTAGCTTCTTTGACGCTCATGTAAATTCCTATAGAGCGCATAAATTCAACAAATACACGTCATTCATCAAACAGAGGTGTGACGACATCGGTATCCAATACGAGGCGTTTCTGAATACCAGCCGCCGCCGGAAGGGGAGTATGGATCTATCTTACA